TGAAATCACCATCAATTGAGAGTCTTCGATTGGTGCCAGTTCCGCTACACTGGCCTTGCAAGCCCGTGTGGCCTGAGTATCTTGCAACGTCTGAAAAACCTTCAATGTGTAGGTCTCCCACATACGTTGAGACCCAATCCCAAATACATGTTTATGAACACATATTGAATGGGATCAGGCAAGATGTCTCTAAAGCCGTGGACAGCGTCCATGGAGGCGAGTTGACCAAACTCCTAACTAGCCATAAAGATATTGGCTCAGATTATGAGGGTCATTACCATAGGCGATTCGTTCTTCCGAACGGAGAACCTATTGTACCTCCATTTCCGCAGCAGTCGACTGAACCATACATAAATGAAAAACTTCACTTTTGTATTGATCGAGTCTACCACAACGTCTACGCCTTTATTCTCTTCTTCATTACGTTAGGATACAAAACCAAATTAGATTTTAAAGGTTTTGCTGTCTATCATAAGGAGAAGAGGGCCCTCTTATCGGTATTCCTACTCTGGTTGAACCTAGACTTTTACGACAAATTGGAAGATTATTTGAAGTTTCATACTTCCTTCCTATTTGCCTCGGTCGCAGAACAATCAGAACTACCGAAAGGTTCCTGGCCTCAGCCTGGAAACTTCTTTGTAGCCCCATTCTCTTCTTTTCTAAGAAAACTTAAAAAAGGAGATGATTATCTTCAGACATTCTATACTTTGCTTCAATGGAAGCGTGGATGTTATCCACTTAAAGTACGGAATGTCCTTGAAAATCTTTGGGCTCACCATGACCTCATGTCATTACAGGAGAATACTCCTAAAGACGTATTGGACGTGGTTTCTGAGGTTTCCCGGCTTGTAGGTAATATGGTCTTAGAGCATTACAAGGACTTTAAAGTCCCTGCTCCCTCCGTTAAAGCCTGCTTTGAAAATTCAGCAGGTAGCGGTGGTTCTCGTAAGGTCATTTACGCTTTCGCTCAGGAACTTGATGAGGGAACGGGCGATTCTGAAGACACAGTTTATGTCCGACGTCACAACGATCGTTGGGTCAATGATCCTTTTAATCAACTCATCTCACCTGTTGAGATGAATGTAAGGACTACTATTGATATCCAACGTGATACTCCGGATCCCGCGACTGTATTTGATGCGATACAAGATTATCTTGTTGACCGCGTCAAAGTCGCCAAGGAACAAGCGATGCAATTTGTTGAGCACCTGTCTCTGTTTCCAGCAGAGAGTTTAAGTGCCGAAGAATTGCTTCGTTCACGCTTGTTCAAGTCTGCGGTTGTTGTGGTGTCGGAACCCTTTAAGTCCCGTATCATCACTAAGTCAGAGGCCTTACTGAATTATTTCGGTAAGCCACTTCAAAAGATGGTCCATAAAGTTCTTCGTCGGACCTCCTGGTGCTACCCTATTGGTAGACCCTTGGAAGAATCCGATATGCAAGATATTGCCGAGAAACTTCGTGATCATCCGAAGTGGCTGGCCCAGTCTGGAGATTATAAGGATGCGACTAATCGGTTGAATTCCGATGCGTCCGTCCTTTCATGCTCCTCCCTATTGGACTCTCTAGGAGGTCTTATTTCACAAGATGTGAAAGACGTCCTAGTTCAGTCCTTAGGTGGCCAGGTTCTGACTTATGGTAAGTCTATTGACTCCTACCATGATGATCCTGATTACGAAGAATGTCTTCACAAACTTCCTCCCATCACTCTCCAAACTAATGGTCAATTGATGGGAACAATTCTATCTTTTATCTTTCTCTGCATTATAAATGCTAGCCTGTTTCTTTACTCTGTAAGGAAATGGGCGGAGGAAAGAGGGGATAGATTTGTTGAGAAGTATAAGACTAGTCCTGAATGGATTGATCTTATTTTTTGTGTAAAACATTTTGGTCTAAAGATAAATGGGGATGATATCCTTTTTGCTGCTCCTCCCAGACTCATAGAGATTTGGAAGGATTCTGTCAGCAAAGTTGGACTCATACCATCCTATGGTAAGAACTACACATCGAGAAAATTCTTTATGATTAACTCGATGTTGTTTGTTCTGAAGGATGACTATGCCCACTTTAGACCTTTCGTTAATGCGGGACTTCTGTTTGCGTCAAATAACCAAGTATCTCCTTCTGAGATAGCTAACGATCCTACCCTCTTCTGTCAAGCAGCAGAGGGTGTCCAGGATGAGTTCCTCAGGGGTTTCGATGGTTTGCTCCGAGAAAGAATGATGATTCTTTTCGTTCGATGCAATCTCGATGCCCTTAAGACAGGTTCTCTTGGACGTAATTGGTTCGTTCCTAAGTCTCTTGGTGGTTTGGGTCTTAAGACCCATCGACCACTTGAAGAAGATGATGTTACTATCCGCCAAAGACGGATAGCTGCATTTTTGGCGACGCGAGCGGATCCACGTCAAGTGGCTGATATGCGCCTTACAGCTACACCAAAATCTCTTTTGAACTGGATAGAAATGTCCAGTGAAAAGGCTGATGGTATAGCCAAGGCGATTACCGACCGTGTGACGTGGGTTTGGGGTGGAGTCTCTCCTGATGATATCCTCTTGGAGGTGCTTTCGGCGGATCCATTTTATTATGAATTCCGTACTGATAAGCTTTCCCGTGAGGATGGTAAGCGATACATAAAGAATGTACAGCGCCAGATCAAGAGATTCTCCTATGACTTGTCTCGTAGACTCAACAAATGTAACACCGAGGCTGGTTCCTTACAACCAATGTCTATTGAAGGAATTTTATCCTTCGATAGACCGGAACCGGGTCTCGTGTGGGACATTGAAGTTTCGTCGACTGTTCAGCGGATTGGCTATAGACAA